ATCACTACCAGTTTTAGAAAGTATCCCAAATCTACTATCACTAGCTAATGTAGCTAAATTAACAGTTTCAGCTGAACTCATAAATGAAAAACCAGAACGTCTATTTTTTAAATAACACATTCCGTAACTTCTTTTATCCGCCTTACAAGCTTCCCAAAATATAAAGAATAATCTATTTGCCTCTCTATAATCTGGAGCCCCAACATCAATCTTACTCCATTGTAAGTACATATAGTGTGTACCTGTTATATACGTTGGTTTACCATTATTCATAAACCAAAAACCTTCTTCTCTTCTTCTAAACTCTTCGTCTATATATCCATAATGCTTTTCTTTAAAGTCATCTGGATAATCTTGCCAATCAAATACAGTTTTAATTCTTTTAAAATCAGGATTAACTGGAAACTGTTTCCATTTCTGTTCTTTTTTTATCTTACTACAACTGTATATTTCTTTAGGTTGCTTAGGTAAGGCTATTTGAAAACCCTGTATCTCTAACACCTCACCAATCTGCCCGGTTTTAGATATAGAAACTATATCAGCTTCTTTATTATAACCATATATCCATTTTTTAGACTTATTAAGTCTTTTAATGGTATTTATCTTTATAGGCTCTACGACCTTAACTAACGTTTGTTCGTACATTATTTAATTATATTTTTCGATATCTACCTTGTAACTACTATTTAATCCTTCGTTATCTATCAAAATATGACAAGCTTTAGTTGCTTCAATATAGTAATCTTTTCTACTTTGGTGTGGTTTTTTATAAGTCATCAAATCTACTCTACATATATCTGGTCTATTGTTATAAATACCACATTTATTTCCAATTAAATTAGCGCAAGAACCATCTTTATTTATAGGCAAACCATATTTAGCGCCGTTCATTTTTCCGACAGACCGACAACAAGCACCGCATTGAGAGCATAAAAAATTCATTACTTAGATCTACCTTCTGCGAATCCTTTAAAAGTAACCTTCTTCTCTTCTTCTATAGGTTTACCCTCTAGCATGTTCTCTTCCTCATGGATTCTGTTTAATATTTCAAACGCATCAAATATAGCTAACTTCTTTGTAGCTGCTGCATTCTTTAATCTATCAGCTGATATATCTTCGTCTGAATCAACTATCTCTTCTCTAGCGACTTTAATTAGCTCTTCAACCGCTTTGTGTCCAGCTTGGATTATATTCCTTTTCGTTTCCTTGATATTCATATTTAATTGTAATAAATTTATTTAAAACCCTATATAATCTTTTACCTTCTATAATGAATTCATATTCACTATTAGGCGTAAAACCAACTAATTCATTTTTATTAAATGTACCATCAGAGTATTTTATAATACCAACTAATGATTGCTCTGATTCGTTAGTTAATTTATTATCAGAAACTATAGGTTGAACAAAACTATATCCTGGTGTAGCTTTCCATTCTTTTTGTTTATAAAGAAATATTTGATCTTGTGATATTATATACTTATTATCTTTCCAATAAGATTTACTGTTTCTTTCTTTACCTTTAACGTCGTGCCATCTTCTAAAAACATTATGGTGAACTATTATTTCATCTCCTTTTTTTATAGATGTTTCTAATAATAAAGGTGTATCAATCACTATTGCTTTTCTGTTTACAAATTGATGATTGTAAATCTCAGTGTTTAATACAAGTTCTTTGCCATCAACTTTTTTAGAATTAGTATATCTTTCACCTATTGGTGATACTATAAAATCTTTATAAGCTTTCATTAGTATTCTAAGTTATACTCAATAGATATAGCCATGTTTTTATTGAAATCTTTCCACGGTATAACTGTATCACCTTTTCTTATGTATATACAGTACTTATCTTCTTCTTCTATTATATCACAGATTTTATGACCACCATAAACTTCTTGGTCCACAGCATAGTGCATAGAATCGTTTTTATAGTCTTTACCTATAGTTATTTTTCTTATGATATTATTTTTCATTTTTTGGCCAGTTAATGGTTCCATCTGCTATATTAACATCATTAGATCCATATTCTTTATTAAGTAAGTCTTGAAACTCTATAACTTTTTTTTGTGTTAATCCAAGTTCGTGAAGAAGATTATGCTTCTGTCCTTCTAATTTACCAATATTGAATTGAACATTATTTATTACGTTTACTATTTCTTGTAATTCTTTTAAATGTTCTTCAGATATTTTGTCTACTTTTGGTTTTAAGTCAACCAACTTTTCTTTTTTTCCCATTATATTTAATTTTATTTAATTTAATTTTTATTTACAAGTCTGCGGCGTTGGAGCTACAATTCTTCCATTTGCAATTATTATAGCGAAATAATTGGTTCCATTTTGCGTTATCTTATAATTACCATCTGGTAACCAGAAGTCACTACTATCTCTTTTTCGTGTGAAAAAAAATGTACCAGCTGTTGCGCCTCCTGGAACTGAAATACCCGCGTTTGTTGCATTATGATAGTAAGTTTCCGTAACCTGACCATTATGAAGATTACAAGGGGGGCCAGAAGGTACAATAAGTGAACCACTTATAGTGTGAAACCCATCCGCATCTCTATGTTGTTTGTGTCTTTTTGCTACTACAGCTATACTTTTACCTTTAGCTTGACCTAAACTGCGACTATTACCTAATCCCATTATTTACCAAAATAAGCTATTACCCTACCCGCACTTAGTAAAAGAGAAGTCCATCTTCCATATATAGTTGCCCCAGCTGGTATTGTATGGTCCGCGATTACTGTTTCACCACCTCTACCAGTGCTGTTATTAGAACTAAAAAATCCTACTGTTTGTGAGCTAACGTTGTGAGCAGCAGACATTGTTACTGTTGTTACGCCATCATAAGCAGCCACTGTTGTTGGAGCTGTTAAACTTACTGGTATATCAGTATCACCCATAGACTCTATTATCATACCAACGCTTATATCTGAGTTAGCAGCGCCAAGGGTCAGTGTTGTACTAGATCCAGATGTTGACGCTGTAGAAGTAGTATCACCAGTATCATTTGCGGAGGCTACAGTATTAATGAATTCTGGAGCGGCAAGTCTACCAGTTTGAAGCTCAGATACTAAACCAGTAGCATCAGCTGTAAATGCAGTAGTGTCTGCTAAAGATGTTATTGCTATTATAACCCCACCTTTTGGAGCATTTAATGCTACTGACGTGCTATCCGTTATTGCGCTACCTAATTGTCCAAAGTTATAAGCTGTCCCTGTTGAATTAATTCCCATAATTATTTATTATTTATTTGTTGTTGTTCATTTTTCTTAGACGATCCGCCGAAAAAGAAATCGACAACCGTATTTACTTTAGCGCTCATAGCACCAAATATTGTTGATATAAAGCTTATTTCAAATTCTCCTAGGTCTATATCACCCATCATGAAGAATCTAAACATTACGAAACTTAAAGCAAAATATGCTATCGTGAAGAGTGAGGCAAGTATCTTTTGAATAAGTGCATCGTCTTTATACATATCTCTAGCGCTCTTTCTGTCTTCGACTTCTTTCGCGAAAGCTTCAGCTTCGGCCTCGAGTAATAATCTTTTAAGTGCGAGCTTGGCTTCATCTCGCTCTTTGTCTGTTGTAATAACTTTATCAAGTATTCCTTCTGCATTTTCTACTACTTTACCGAATAAGCCACCTACTAAATTTTTTATCATCTTTCATTATCTTTTATCATATCATCGATAGACTTATTCATGACCTTATCGGTGTACGATTGATTATTAAAAAACACACTCTTTCCCGAAGTAGGTATATC